CGGCATTTTCAATCAGATCCTTGAACAGTTCGGTATCCTTGATCTGCTCAAGCACGGCATCAGTGATGTCAGACACATCAACACTGGCCTGCCCCCTCACCCAGTCGGTGTAACCCGACTCGTTCCCTGTCCTGTCCACCAGTTGCGCGCGGTACCAGAAAATCTGCCCCGCTTTGAGGCCCATCTGCTGATATTTGCGCAGCGGATACGGCACGTCTGCCAGCAAAACCGCATCATCAGTCGTCCCCGTGGCGCTGTACTGAATTTCCGTTTTCAGCGTGTCGTCCGTGTTCGCAGGGAATCCCCAGTTCAGTTCAATGCCGAAAACCACATTGTCTGATGCGGTGAAACCGACAGGTTTCGGCGGGTTTCCTGTTTTCCCGGTCAGTGTTGTCTCGGTTGAATATCCCCAGCCTGAGGAAATTTCAGCCGCGTTAATAGCCCGCACCCGCGTAAGATAACGTCCGGTATAGATGGCTGGCACCTCAAACGACGCGGTAGAGCTGCGGGGTACGTTCACCCAGTCGCCATCGTTGCGCCGCCACTGTGCCTCGTACGAAATAGCGTCTGGTGCCTGGTCCCAACTGACGCGCATTGTCTCCAGGCTGATCCCCTGATTCACAACGGCATAGCTGGAAATGAGGATATTCGAAGGTGCAGGCTGATTACCCGGTGGAATGACACTTACCGGGCGCTGATCGATAATCGCACCTGTATCGATGCGGGCATATTTATCCGGGTCGTGTGCGGCACCCACGATGGTGAATGTGCCGTCGTCATTTTCCGTAACACTGACGACGCGGTATTGCTGGGCATAAAGCGAATCTGACTCAACCACCCACACCGCCTGGGCTTCTGGCGTTGTAGTGAACACCGTCGAAACGGTGACTTTATTACCGCTGACAGCCTGAATGGTGCGGCTCTGTGATGCGCCTGTCGGGAGGTTCACCATGATGCGATCACCCGCTACGGCATCCGGCACACGGTCGAGCGTCAGTACCCGACCGCTTACCGCGCTGATGCGGCCACCCGTTACTTTTCCGGCCAGGTCCCTGTCACTGACTGCAATGATGTATCCCGGCTGCGGAATATTCCCGTCGAGCCCGACAGAGAAGGTCACCACGCGGTCTTTGTTATTGGTCAGAATGCCCCAGCGTCCCTTACGGTTTGCCTCCGATTGTCGGGTGCAGCCGATAGCCGTCAGTTCAAGCTGGTTAAAGCCAAAACGACGCACCAGATCCTGCTCGAAGACAGGTTCCATTGCGTCGGCGTAGCCGTTCGCCGGGTCGGAGTATGAAACCAGCGCAGTGGTATACCGGGTTTTTGAAGTGCTGCTGCTGTAAGTGAATTTACCGTCAAGGGTATTTGCGTTCGTGTAGCTGTAATCGACATCACGCGGCATATCAGCCAGAGCAACAATCTGATTGCCGCCCCAGTACGTCATCCCCCGGAAAATAGCCGCAAAATCCCTCATGACTGTGTATGCGTCGTTACGGTCCTGGACGTAAACGTTGCAGGTGTAGCGAGGCTCCAGACCATCACCGCCTTTCCCGTCAGGGACCAGTTGATCGCAGTACTGTGCAACCTGGTACAGCATCCATTTATCGATGTTAGCTGCCGTCAGCCTGTCGCCCAGCCCAAAACGATCGGTTACCACCAGATCATAAAATATCCACGCCGGGTTATCAGTCCAGGACCACTTAAAACCACCCTGCCATGTTCCAGAATATGAACGAGTTACGGGATCGTAATTATCCGGCACGCGGATAACACGCATATAGGGTTCGCAGGAAATCTGCGGCACTGAGCCATTAAACTGGCTGGAGTCGAACTCAATATAGAGCAGTGCTGTGTTGGGGTAGCGAAGCTTGGCATCGATAACCTCCGTGTAACTCTGGAGCGTCATCGTGTCGCCGATTTTTGCGCTGTTTGCATCTGCCGTAATTTTGCGCAGTCGAACCGTCCACGTTGTGGAACCGGCTGGCAAATTGATGCGATGACTGCGCTCGTAACCGCTGGTCGTTTTACCGCTGACTGAGGTATTGATTACCGTCTGGAACGCACCTCCGTTTGTCTGCAGATCAATGGCATAGTTAATGCTGTAACCCACCAGATCGCCATCATCTTCCTGCCTGAAAATTGACGGCCATTTAAGGCGCAGGCGAACTGCAGAAAGCTGGGGATTCGTAAATGTACGGGTCCAGGCTGTTGCGCTGGAAATAGTTATACCGCCTGCGCTGATCTCGTTTTCACTGCCCGGCATACCCTGAATGTAGGGTTGCGCCTGTGTGCCTGCACGAAACTCCCAGGTTACACCGCTGAAATTTGACGAACCGTCAGCATTAAGCAGCGGCGTACCATCCAGAAAAATAGACTGCCCGGTGAGGCCGCCAGAAAATTCGCCCTCACCCAGCGCCAGCAGGATTTTCGCTTTTGCGACTGACTGGAGATCGTCGGGCTGTTCTGTCGGAGTACGGGAAGATGAGGAGCCTCCCTTGCGGCCCTGAATTTTTTTATTTGCCATATTTCGCCCATAAAAAAACCGCCAGGCGGCGGTTATTAAATTGAGGTGTTTTTATTGCTGGTCTTCAACGTAAATCCCCGCCGAAATAATTGCACCGCCGATACGACGCTTTCCATATCCCAATGGAACTGGATATCCTTGTGAGGCAGTATTCGTTACGCTCCCAAATGCATAAGACGGCTTATTATCGGCGTCTTGTTTACTGGCTAATCCCGCTGTTTGCGGGGAAAGCATCTGAATAACGCCACCAGCCATCATTGAAATCCCAAGGCTGGTTATTGCCCCACCGACTCCAACCCCTGCAACTGTCCAACTCGTGAATGTACTTATTAAGACACCAGCAACAACGAGTACGGCTCCCAAAACTGTTTGAAGCACTCCGCCACGTTTACTGCCAATCGCAACCGGAACAATTCGAATAACCTCACCCGACACAGGAAAACCAAGATCATCCTCACCAATATTCTTTTTGCCGCGAAAAACAGCATAAGTGAGCCCGCGGCGCTGGCTGGATATCATAAATTTTTCGAAGCCGGGAATGGTTGCCGCTAATGCTCGTGTTGCTTCATGAGTTGTACTGATCAGGCGATGATGAATTTTACCGAAGGTTTTACCCAGGATACCGCCAAGCTCAATTCTTGTCATAATTTCAGCCATAGATTCCCCATAAAAAAACCTCCCGGAGGAGGTTTCTTATTAATTTGATGTCGGCCTGATATCTAATCCAGCATTAGTATCACCCGCGATCCTGAATTTTTGAGTTTCATTATTAGAAATAACAGTGCTTGTTTCTTTATAAGGTTTACCGTTCCCGAAGCCGCATAAACCTCCACCTTTAGGATCATCAGCAATGCCTAAAATATGTCTGCCAGCTTTAACTTTATAAGTGAGGGTCTCGCCCGTGCCAATTCTAGCAATGTGAGTACCGTCGAGAGTTAAAGTTGTGAAACAGCCACCACCGACCAACCATCCATTATCGCGCGTCACAATTAACTGAGCATCACCCCCACCCTGGGTTAAAACACGTTCATCTGGAACGATTTTAGCCTTGCTGGGTGAAACCGCTTCTGTTGCACAGCCAACTAAGCCCACAATCGCCAGCGCCAGTATGATTCGCTTCATATCCCTGCCCCTTCGTTTGTTTTGCCAAAGGTTAGCACAGAGTCTTATACCGCAGTATTTTCATTGTTCGTTCCATCCAGTAGCCGCCATAAGGAACGCGCCCGCTGAGCCTGCCATAAAGGTGATGCAACATCATATTGCCTCCCAGCAACACCCCAGCATGATTCCATTTATTAGCCTGCACCTGCATGATCACAACATCACCCGGCTGTGGGGCATCAGTCACTTCCCTGAACCCGCATTTATGCCAGTTATCCTGATATAAATTGTCGGGGTACTGGTCCTCCCACCACGGATAATCAACACGGTAATCTGGCAGTTCAATACCATACGTTTGCCGATAATAGGACATTACCAGCCCCCAGCAGTCGTAAACCCCCAGCACAAAAGGCCGCTCCAGCAACGGCAATTCACCGCGCGGGTTGATTGTACGCAGATCGCCTTCCGGCCAACTGACAATGTGCCAGGGTACCGCCATCAGGTCGCATTGCGCCTTATCCAGTTCGCTGGGCTGCGTCGTTGCGTCAGGATGGCTATGCACGATAGCCGTTACCGTTCCCCAGTCCTCGGCGGCGGCGTAGTCTTCCGGGCAAAGGACAAAATTGTCCTCCGGCGCAGCGGCAAGATTCCGGCACGGAAAATACCGTTCAATGCGGCTTTTCTGTGCCACCACACCGCAGCATTCGCGTGGATATTCCGTTGCTGCGTGCGCCAAAATTGCATCAATCGTTTTCTGGCGCATATCAGCTCCTGATTAATGACGTGCCGGGGAAACCACCAAAGGAAAGTCCGTTATTTTCTCCGAATCGAAGTTTGCATGCGGTCAGGGTGCCGTTGCACTGGTCCAGGGAAGGATCTGTCACCGGGTTGTTGTTTTTGTCGAAGTAGTTCGTGCCTGCATAGTCACAGCCATCACCGCTGCGGTACTTACCACGAATACACCAGGAGCAGAGAGAATGAAGCTGCCGGGTCGGGATCATTAACCCCTGCAGGTCCATCGGACTGGTTAACCGAAACTCGACAGCCTCTGATGTTTCGGTGTTTTTCCCGTCGATATACCAGACCTGCAATGTTTCCTGAGTGGGATCTGCAGTGGTATTGCCGGATGGGAAATTGCGCGCATCCAGATACTGCGCCAGCGTGTCATGTATCGTGACCGTCGCTTTCAACAGGTCGTCATATGCAAGGCAAAGCGCCGTGATGGAGCCGTCAAGGTTCGCCACGGTCAGTTTTGGCGTGGCACCACTGCCGCTTGTCGATTTTTCCAGTCCGTCAATCTGGCAGGGCCACGCTGAATACTCGACACCCTGCCACCAGAGGGATTTTGCCGGAAGTTTTGACTCATCCCCACCAGCAGCGGTTATTTCCGCTTCTGTATGGGGAATATTGTGATTGTGAAACCTCAAAACCTCGCCAACGCCAAACGCGGTACCGTCCACCTCAAACAACCGAACGGTGTTACCCGGTTCCAGTTTCTGATAATCGTTGTTTAAACTCATGGTGCAAACGCCTGTTCAAAAGTCACGGAAAGGTTGTATTTTTTGTTGCCCAGCGGCGTGGGTTTATAGCCTGCACAACGGTATAAGCCCAGCGGTTCAAGCGGCGGCGTCCACTGAAATGCTTTCACCCCACCATGCCTGTCCAGGAAGGCTTTTATCGCAGTGATATAGGTTTCGTTCCCCGTAAACTCCAGAGTCCACTTTTGCGAGCGCGGATTGAGCCCATCGCCGGAAACCTGCGCATAACCATCCCCAAACTGTGCTTTGCGTGTTCGGAAACTGACTTCCTGCTCCGGGTTGATGCGCGGGCACCAGGTAAATGTTTCGATAGCCATTAACGACCTCCTTTAGCCAGATTCCATACGGCACCGCCTGGGGCAATATCACGCGCCATCAGTTCGCGATAACGGCGCTCAACATAGCTACCAATATCCTTGCCGAATTGTTCTGTCATACCGCCATCCGTCTGAACGCTGGCATTGCCATTACCTTCAATGGTGATATAAACCTGCGGCGAACCGCTGGCAGTCTGAACGTTATTTACACCTGAATTGACAGCACGTACCCCAAGTGAACCATCAGCAGCACGAGTCAGCGGCATAATGGCTTCTGGTCCTGCTTCTCCGAAAATTCCCGCGCCTTTGGCAAATGCGAATGTTTTCGGGGTGCTGTAAACACCATTACTGTATGCGCTAAGTGACGGTGAGTCGTACACACCACCCAGGGCCTCTAAATGCGGAGTGGGCACGGAAAAGGATTGGCCGGTGACAACCGTGCTGGATGTTGAAGACATAACCGAAGATGTGCCGCCACCGCCGATAAACCCGGCTATTCCGCTGACAAGAGAACCAAGCAGGCCAGAAGAACCTGATGCACCAGAAGTGCCGAGTGCATTAACCACTGCCATCTGCAGCGCGACTTTTTCAAGGATTTGCAGAACCGAAATACCCCAGGATTTCCACGAGACCTTATTTCCCTCCAGCATGGATGTTACGTTGCTGAATGCGCCATCAAGCGAGGATTTAACGCCATCCGACACGGTTCCGGCGATATTCGACATTTCCTCAAGCCAGGTGTTGTACCCACGAGAAGCACCGCTTCGCCAGTCTGCCTCAGATTCGGCAATAGCCCGATACTTATTATCAAGCTCCGTTAACGCTGCCGAGCGTGCTGCGATAGCCGCTGTGCCTTTGTCGGTTTTGTCGAACTGACGTTCAATCTGCTGGGTCTCGTCATAGCGCTGGCGCTGCCTGTCAGTCATTCCGTCGGTATCCGTCGCCGCCGTTGCCTCATCCTTAAATTTCCGTGCGGCTTCGGTGAGTTGTTTCAGCGCTTCGGCCTGATCGCGCTGTTTTTTAATGTTCTCTTCTGCTCGCTGTGTCCAGCGGGCTAACTCTGCTGAGGACTCACGGATCGCTTTGCGCTGTTCATCCGTCCATTTCGTACCTGCCTGATTCGCGGCAGCGTAGAGATCTGCCGCTTTCTCGCCATCAGTCGCGCGGACTTTCTGCACCTCGATAGCCACGGAAAGATCAGCCATTTTTCGGCTGTACTGTTCAGTCTGAGAAGCCGCAGCACGGTCGGCTTTTTCCGCTTCACGCGTGGCATCTGCTTTCGCTTTCTGTGCCGCCGCCACGCTTTGCGCGTTGTTATAGTCTTTTTCTGCCGCAGCCCGATATTGAGACGCAAAAGTCGAGTTATTCGGGCCGGTTTTCCCCATATCCTGCAGATCAAAATCTACCTGCCGATTGACCTTAGCAATGCCCGTCAACCCGGCCAGTTCAGCCTGACGCTGTTTATTCAGAAGGGCTTTCGCATCCTTATCGGATACAGGCGCCTGCGGTAATGCCAGAGGCACCTGAACAAGACCGTTACGGGCAGACAACAGGGTATTACCAAGACTCAGCAGGCGGTTAAATTCAGAATGCTCCCCGTTCATCCTTATAAGGGACTGATACGCTTCGTTCTGGCGCCAGGCCTGCTCCCGGATCAGATCATTGCGCCGGACATCAATATCATTGAGCGCCTGTTGAATGGTGCGTGACCGTTCGCGCATCTGGTTCAGCTTGTTTTCTTCAACCGTTAGCTGGTCAGTCAGAATGCCGAGCGACTTAACGATATTTGCATCATTTTCGCTGGTAATGCCTGGTTTGTTCCGCGCTGAATTCAGATCATCGATCTGCGTTTTCAGTGCGGTCACTTTCCCGGCCTGCTCATCAATCAGCCGGTTTTGCTCAACCAGCGCATCGACAGTTTTTCCCCTGTTACTGTCTGCATCGCCCAGCGACATTGAGGTCGTTTTTTGTCGAATCAGGTCAATTTGCTGCGCATAATCCTGCGCTGACTGGCGGGCCTGTTCCTGCTGCTGGTACATGGTGTACCAGGCACCAGCCCCGAGCAATAACGCGCCGGGAATGCCACCGACCAGTGACAATAAGCCGCTGGCACCACTGCGCAGTAAGCCCACAGCGGACGTCGCGCGGTTTAATGCCTCCTGAGACGCGGTAACCGCACGGTTTGAGAGAACAAGCTCAGCATTCGCTGCGATCATTTCGCTGCGTTTTTTAATGACGTTATCAGCCGCCAGTACTGACGCATTAGAGCCTTTGGCTACATTTGCCTCGGCGATTGCAAGGTTATAGGCAGACGTGGCGGCGCTGGCATTAGCCAGAGCTTTACGTTGTGCCTGTGCTGCCGCGTAAGCCTGCGCATCAGCCAGAGCAATTTGTGCTTTTCTTGCATTTAGGAGGTCTGTAGCGGAGGAAGTCACACCAGACACCATGCTGCCTAACAGACGTGAACCGCCAACGGCGGCCAGCACAGCAGCACCAACCGCAACCGTGTTGAGATTGGTTGCCAGACCATCAAGAGCGCCCGCCAGCGCCGTGGATGCGCCCAGTGCATCATTTGCGCCACCAACCCAGGCCATAAAGCTGTTCTGGACTTTCTGTGCTGAGCCACTGATGGAGGCTGGTAACGTTTCAAATTCTTTGCGCAGCAATTCGACATTGGTCAGGAGGGGAACAATTTTATCTGTGGTGAGTTCACCGTTCTGCGCCATATTACGCAGCCCGCCCACCGTTGTTTTCATGCCATCGGCCAGCAGTTTCGAGAGGCGGCCACCGTTCTCCATAATTGCATTGAATTCTTCGCCACGCAGAACACCGGAGCCAAGCGCCTGGCTCAGTTGCGTGATAACGGAACTGGCTTCTTCGGTGCTTGCACCGGACAATTTCAGTGATGTGGCGACCGTTTCCGTGACTTTTGCCACATCGGCTGACGCGTAGCCAGCATCACGCAGGGAAGATGCAATGCGGGCGTAAAGGGTTGCGTTAGCCTCAAACGAGGTGCCTGTGCGCTGGCTGATGTCCATTAATGACCGCTGCGCGGCTGTGAAATCTTCCGCGCCTGTAGATGCCAGGCGAAGACGCCCGCTTAACTGGTTCCAGGTATCGGCGTACTGGATAAGCTGATGCGTCGCAAACACCCCTGCAAATGCGCCCGCCAGGCCCGTGGCGGTAGATTTAACACTGACCAGCTCGGCATTCAGAGCCGCAATAGAGCGTTGCGTTTCACGGGTGACGGCAGCAGCCTGTTTGCCGCCCTGCTCCATTGTTTTGTAATAGTCCTGCCCCATCCGTGAGGCGCGGGCAATTTCCCGCTGGAACGAGCCGGAGTCAGCGGAGACTTTAATGATCAGTTCGCGCAGCGTAGCCATATTTCACCCATAAAAAAGCCCGCAGCGCGGGCATCAGAGATCAGACATCCATTTTTCAAGCTCAAAAACTTCTTCACCCCCCTCTTCCTCAGCACCCCATTTCAGCAGCAGGTCAGCCATATTCGCTTTTCCGCCCTGGGCGTTGAATGCTGCCGCCGATATCTGTGCTGCCTGAACATCGCCGCGCCAGTCACCAACAGGGCTTATCCGGTCATAGGCAATCCACATTTTCAGCTCACTGGCCGTCAGGGTGCTGCGTAGTTCGTGGAGTGTGCGCCCCAGCCGGAGCGCCAGCGTCATGAGAAAGAATGTAAGGGGTTGCTTTACTTTTTTTCGGCCTGATCCTGATCCACGCCGAGCGCCAGCGCCATATTCAGTAGACGTTTGTGCACCTGGCCATAAACTTCTGCGACGGTACCGATATCATCATCAGAAAAAACAGGCTCGCCTGCTTCATCGCGAAGAACATCAACGAAGAGGATCGTGTCCGCCTCTTTATTGCGGATAAATTCCTGCGCAGCAGTCAGCTTCGGAGCTTCCTCACCCTCCCCCAGTTCCGGCGGGGTGAGAAATTCACGAAACTTAACCCAGGCATCGCCTGACGGCTCACGAAGAATGACTTTTGCGTTATTCCATTCAGGAACGGTGATGCTTTTTGTACGGAACGCCAGATTAGGTGTCAGAGCCAGTTCGCGTAAGGACATTTTTATACTCTCTGTTTGTAAAAAGTGGGGAAAAAGCGCCCGCAGGCGCTTAAGAACCGGAGGCTACAATGCGTTTCGGCTTGCCTTTCACGCGCAGCGAATAGGTTGCGCCAACGACCTGAGATGTCGCTGCAGACCAGCTACTCTGACGAACTTCCACCAGCACATAAAAACCGTTACCGGAGGGGAAAACGACTTTCAACGCCCGCAGCTCGTCATTTTCATATGCCGTCTGCAGCGCCAGTTGCGCGGCTTCATCACCCACCCAGTTACGGGAAATGGACATTTCTGCCGGCGCCGCCAGGCCGTTGGTCTGCTCCTGCTCGGTGGAGCAGAGCGTGGTGACATCGATGTCACTTTTCTGGCCGCCTGTGTAGCTGATCTCCTTCGTGGCGCATTCAGCTTCAAGGAACGTCACGCCTGCCGTCGGGAAACCTGCAGCCTTAAAATCGTCTTCTGTGACGGGTGAAGACGAGATACCGATCTGCGTGCCCTTTGTTTTTTCATACTTACTGGTCATATTTGCTCCAGATGTAAAAAAACCGCCAGGTGGCGGTTATGTTTATGACGGATTTTTACTTACTGCTGAACCGAAATTTCCAGCGTTGCCCGCCGCAATTTTGTATCAGGTTCGTAGCCGCCCGTTTTAGACATGCGGGTAAACTGCAACGGTGTAAGAGCGATGACAACCTGCTCCCGGAGTTCCCGTGACTCTTCAACACTCCTTGAGTACACATCAACCTGTACAAAGGTTGTTTCCTCTGCCGGTGAGCAAAAGGTGTCGCCGTAACTCTGGGACACAAATGTGAAAGTGATCCACGGAGGCACAACTGCAGGTTTCCCGGCATCATTCAACGGAACGATATCCATATATACCTGACCGTTCGCCAGTGAACCGATAAGGTGAAATACATCAGATTCCTTCATTTTGACAGCACCTCATCAATCGCTGTGTTCATCCTGGCGATCACAGCACGGGTCCCCTCTTCCTGCCGGGTATCAAAGGCAGGACGAACGAAGGGGTGAGCGGGCATGTTCGCTGTGCCTAACTCTACAAAACGCCAGTAAAACGCGTTCCGTCGGTTGCTGGCCTTCATGGTGTTGTCACTGTTACCCGTTGCCGGATTAACACCGCGGATATGAACACCCGAAGCGATCGCATTACGCTTGCCGCGCATTGTCACAACAACGACATTCTTTTTCAGTTTCCCGGTACGTTCTGGCGCGCGTTGGATGACCTCTTGCTTCAGTACTTCCGCCCCTGCGCGCGTACCATCCCGCAGGACCTTTTTATTTTCCGCTTTGCTGAGCCGCTCAAGATCGTGAGAGATATCCAACAGCCCGGAAAAATCCAGTGAATGGTCAATCACGACACCACCCCCTGCTTACATAAAATTTCGAGTCTGGTACCGCGACTGTCAGGAATCGGCGGCCCTGACACTTCAAGGATCTGACCGCGAAAAGGGCCAGAAAGCACTTTTAATCGGGAAACTGCTGTAATACCTGCCCTGAACCGCACCCAGACACGAACCGTTGCCTCAGCTTTTTCAGCACCGGAAGTAATGAGTTCCCTCCCGCTTATCGCCCTGATATCTGCCCTGATCTGTTCACCATCGATCCATTCCTGAATAAGTTCGCCAAAGGGAGATCTGCTTGTGACAGCATTCTGGATGGTGACAACATGAATAAGACGTCCTGCCGCAATTGACATGCTCACCTCACATAATGGTTGGCCGGCGAAGGCTATAAATGAAAGCCGTCACAGAGAAAGGCAACTCACCGGGCTGCAGATCTTCCTTTTCCGCAAGGTCCGGGTTGCGGTATAGCATGCCCACCAGGCGCATGGTTGACGCCTTCATGCGGGAAAGGGGCTCCCCCTGAATAAGATTGCCGCCGCTGTCCACCACCTTATCCCTGCACCCCTGGATATAATCCAGAAGTACGGCGCTGGCCTCCTGGATTTTTTCTTTCAGCTCAGTGTCATCAATATCATGGTCAATTTTGAGGTGTGCCTTAATTTCCGCCAGAGTGATCAATTCAATCATGGCCTGTCCCTCGCATCGCGCCCGCGTTTGGCCGCCAGTGTCCAGCCAGTCGAGCCGGGTTCACCAGGCTTGCCCTGAGTTTTCTCATCGCAATGCCAGAGCGAACCACCCCATGTAACCGTATCACCAGGCAGATACTCATCACCGGACTTGAAAACGCCACGGTAAAGCATGATCGGCACATCAAAGGATTTGGTTTCACTGCCACCGCTCGAACGGTTTACCGTTAAGGTGAAATGCCGCTGGTCAGTGCGATCAATCTCGACACCTGCCACACCATCAACCACACATTCCCAGCCGCGCATGCCGTGTGTTTTTTCGTATGCACGCCACAGACCGCCATTATGGGTTGCATATGACCCACGCGGATAGCTCTTACCATCATCAATAAAAGGGAGTATCTCGAGCGCCAGCGCGTCGCGGCCATCTTCGCCATCCCTTGCGGGTTCAGCGGGTGGTATTGCGGCCACAGCATCAGCGATCAGCGATTTGATATCGGGAAACACCGGCATAGATGCTGTAACCAGTTCCTCCAGCATAGGCTTAACATCGTCCGGCGTAATACTTTTCCCGTCCTGTGGTACCGGGATGGAGCCCACCACTTCGCCTACTGCGTCGGCCACGGCCTGTTTCAGCACCACCGGATCATAATCTTTTCCGTTTTCCGGAACCGGTAGCTCGCTAAAGGCTTTATCCACCATCGCCTGCAGCATTGGTTGCATATCTTCCGGTGTGACGCTTTTACCGTCCTGCGGAACCGGGATAGCAGCCACCGCCTCACCCACCGCGTCTGACACGGCCTGTTTCAGCACCACCGGATCATAATCTTTTCCGTTTTCCGGAACCGGTAGCTCGCTAAAGGCTTTATCCACCATCGCCTGCAGTATTGGTTGCATATCTTCCGGTGTGACGCTTTTACCGTCCTGCGGCAGCGGCAGAGCAGCGACCGCTTCACTTATCATCAGGGCAATGTCGGGTAGTTGAGGTTCTGACGGTAAAGACATGGCAGCCACCGCATCGGCCACCATGGCAGCAATATCAGGAGATGGTGCGCCTTTAATTTCATCAATGGACGTTGAAATGCGCGACAATTTTTTTTCAAATTCCTGGCGCTGTGCTTCGAGGGTTTTACTGAATACCTCACGCATTTCAGAAAGAACGAGGCCAAACTCTTCGCCTAACGCCTTTATCAGAGATAATTCGCGTTCATTCATTTGGTAAGTAACCCCCGTAGCATCGCTTTTACCGCTGATTGCTGTGCATCAGATAACGACTTTCCTTCACTTTTATCTGGTTGCTGTTGCGGTGCCTGGCTGCCTTTACCGAATGGATCCTCTGATGCATCGCGGCGGGCCAGTGCGCCAAGACTGTAATTCTGCTGCTGCAGGTACAATTCATCGCCACCTGTTACAGGTGGCAGATTTTCACTTCGCCGCGCTTCGTTCGGTGTCATGATGGTGTTTTTTACCCCCTCACCCAGCGTTTTTATGCGGCGCTCGCTGTCCATCCTCAGAAGCGCATTTACGTCAAACTCGGTCCCGGTATCGTTTTCCAGTTCAAACGCCTCATCCAGTAGTAACTCGATAGACTCAATGAGCGTCTGCAGGCACTGGGAATAGTACTGTTGCTCAAGAGCCTCAATATTGTCGTACGAAGGGAGTTCGCCGACTCCGGCCTTATAGGTCGGGACATGGAACGCTGAACAGACGATTTTCGCGGACATCTGGAGCTGCTCAACCACCTTTGCATCATCCGCTGAAATTGAGACAGGGTTATATTTGGCACCATTGCTGAGAAGCCCTGTTTTCCCGGCGTTTTCTCCTGTATACCCGGTTTCCCAGTTGGATTTAAGGATTCTGGCGTTTTCCTCCGTTATATTGCCAGGCACCTCTATCACGCCGCTTGGCTTACTGCCATTGCGGAAAAAGAACGCTGAATTTTCCTGAATATGGTGCCCCTGCATCGCGGCAAGGCCCGCTGCGTAAATCGGGGAGAGACCGATAAGCGGATGAAACAGGCAGTTAAAACGGTCGTGAATAACCTCACGTGCCGGAACAGTGACTGACTTTTCGATACCCGTCATGTTGTCAGGGTTTATCTGGTAAAAGACTGATCCATCATCTGCAACCAGCGGGGTAACTTTGTTCCAGTCAATAATACGGAGTTCTGTAATTTGTCCCCGGGTGTTGCGGATTTTTAACACCACGGTATTCCCGTGGCATAACTTCGAGTTAAGCCAGCATTCGAAAAACTGGATCCTGTTCTGAAAGGTATTAGGCCGACGATAAAGCGCGGCAACAGGCCCGGCACTGTTTTCTTTCCAGATGCCGTCAGAATCACGGCGCATCATACGTAGTGGCATCTTTGAAATATCACTGGCTATCAGCGATATACATGAAAAAACAGCATGAAAGGAAAGAACAGTTTGCTGATTTATTTCAAGGTTACGCTGCCATGCACCCGCAAAGGGTTCACGGACATAACTGAGGAGTGAGGTCCAGATCCCGCGAGTGGCAGGCTGTTGCAAGGCCTTCTCTTTTTTCCTGAAAGGGTTCCACATCAGCCATTCCCCGCGTTATTTTTCTTTTTGCTACCACCAGCACGTTTGTTGCTGATGTATTCCGCTTTACCCAACAGAACCAGCACCCTGGCGCACCGGGCATTCACGTTCTTTTCATCGCCCGGAACCGAATCGTGAGTGCGTTGCAGATACCTGATTTTTGCCATGTATTACGGCGGGGTCTCCCCCGCCCTCCGTTAGCACATTAGCTGCCCTGGGTGGTGCCGTAGTTAACGCCGGAAATAACAGCAACGGCAGCAGTACGGCGGCGTTTCCAGTTGATCCAGCGCTCAGCACGGATGGCCACACTGTTCGTCTGGAACATGGAAACCAGCTCGGTACCTGTCGGCGTGATGCTGTCGCCAGTCGGATCGCTCTCCATTTCCAGAGACGCCTCGCGGGACATATCGACAGCAACACCGCCATCGTCAGCAAGGTACACATCCGGTGCATTAACCAGCACAAGCAGATTGCCAACGTACTGGGAGACAATCACCGGAAGGCCCTGGAAGGTCCCCCCAAGCAGTGTCATTTCCGGGTACTCTTTCTGACCCAGCGCGTTTTTACGCATCGACAGAGCAAGTGCGGTAGTACTGGACATCAGCCACACCGCACCATTTGGTTGCAGGCTGGCGGCAACGAACACCCCAAATGCCGCCGCCGCATCATCATCAGGGTTACCTGTTGACGGAATGGCGGCGATGCCGTTGGTGATGGATGCCGGAGATATACCGGCAACCTCTGCTTTCGACGGGGTGATAAAGTCCGTGTCCAGGCGCGCGATAACCGCCTCAGCCAGGGCGTTGCGCACCAGCGCGTCTGCAGCCGGGTTGGAAAAACGGATCAGTTCATCAGTGAGCACAGCAATTGCGGCTACTTTCGCAAAACTGAACGTAATCGACGCAAAGTCAAACTTCGTCAGCGGCTTGGCCTTACCCTGGCCAACCCAGTTTGCGGAACCACCGGAGGTCTGCGCCGGAATGCGGATGTTGAACGGTACCTGACGCAGTGCCGGGATATTACCCTGACCAAAACGGCCGATGATCGTCTGTGGTCGCAGGAAATCCACAAAATCCTGTGCATAGTCCTGATACTCCACCAGCGCCCCGGCCCATGTCGGGTCAGTCGTGGTCCCGGCCCCTACAGCAGCCTTGAGAACATGATGGAGCTTCGCATCATCCGGATACTGCTTGCGGGCGATCTCCAGCGCTTCTGAACGGCTGCCATTCGCAGCGGCCAGAGCTTTGGCGAAACGGGCAAATGCAATGCCTTTTTCCAGCTTCTGTTCAACGCGGATGATACCTGGTGCGCTGGTTGTCACGGTGGTTACGTCGCCGTTTGCAGCTTTGCTGACTGGCTTCGCTGTGATCGCAAGATTTGCTTCCATATCACGCAGGCGCTTAAGGTGCGCATCCACGGACTTGATTTCAGCGGACGTGTTGTCGTAGCTCTCTTCTTCCTCAGCATCCAGGGTACGGCCATCATCCGCCGCCTTCGCCATGATTTCAGAAAGGGAAGCTGCCAGCGCTGCACGTTTAGCTTCAAAGCTTTTGATTTGTTCTGCGATATTCATCGACGAGTTTCCTTTATTAATATTGATTTTCGGTGCTGTGGCGCCAGCGGGCTTATGTGCTTTAACCACGGGTTTCTCATTGCCTGACGCGGCGAGTAACTGGCGGTCAAAAGATTTAACGGTCTGGATAGAGCATTCGGCGTTCGCCGGAATGGTCACTGCGGAGACTTCAAGCAGATCCCAGGACAGAAAGCGGATGCCACCTTCATCGAGGAACGAATATTCGATGGGGCGAAATCCGATAGACAGCCCGCGAACCAGCCCGGCCTTAATAGAAGCCCAGGCCTCATCAAGACGGGCTGCAAGCTGCGATGGCATGTCAGGCGTTGGTTTCACCAGCTTTGCGGTAATTTCCAGCCCCTCTTTCACCATCTTTGGCGTGCAAGTGCCGACAGGCTGGGAGCGGTCATGCTGCCAGAGGAATGGGGTATCGCTGCGGAACTTCGCGCCCCCCGGCTCCATGATGTCACCATCACGGTCAGGTGAAGGCGTGGAGGCGATGCCGGTGATTATCCGTTCGTCCTCATTTACCGCCTTGACCGTCATGATGGTACATGCGCGGTTAAGGGTCATTTGATGCCTCCTGAAACGAAAAAACCCGCCGGAGCGGGTCGTTTACTGACGTTAAAAGTCATATGAAAATTACCTGATAATCCTGTTTCTTCGCCTCAGGATTCAGCGCCATAAGCGAAACCGCGTTGAACAGCGCCATAAGCGGGTCGATTTTCCCCTTACCGCTGGCCTGTTTGGTAATGAGGATGGCATTACCTTTAGGCTCAACCCTGGCATTGCCGACACACCAGGACATCATCGGCTGTCCGGCATGAATCAGCACCCCCTCGGCAAGCTTGCGTTCCGTGGTTTTTATCGCCCCGCCAAGACGCCAGCCCTGACTGACACCCACGACGGAATCAGCCGGGATTTCCGCTTCAATCAGGGCATCAAGAATTTGCCCCACGCCCGACGGGTCAATGCCAATTTTGTCGAGCAATTCAGCGGCGTGTATACGGCTGACATACTCAGCCACTTCCTCCGTGTCCTGTCCGACGCGTTTAACGATGGTCAAATCACCGGCTTTCACGAAATCACTGAACCGGGACTCTTCGCTTTTGCGGCGTCTGATGGCTATCTCATGCGCCCAGGCGTGGCACCAGCAAAGCCATTCACGGGTTTCACCATCACGGCCAACGGCAGAAAAGCCCAGCAAATCGTCAAGACCGCCGCCATCGATTCCGACAGTGACCACCTCGGCGCGCCGGAGCAATTCCTCAAACGTCACCTTTCTGGCCTGCTGCTCCCAGAAATCCACTCCCGCCCAGCGGTCAGTACGCAGATTCAGGCCGATCTCAATGTTGAGGTGTTTGGCAAGAAACTGCTGCAGGGTTCCGTCAGTCTTCGCCTGATTTTTGCGAAGGTTATCGGCTATCCATTCAGAACTGACGGACAAACCGATGTTAGGATTGGTGATGTAAAAATTTTCTGGCTCGAGATATGCCTTGCTTTCAACCATGCTTTCCGGGAATTCGTAAAGAATCCCCAGTGTCTTAGGATCATGTAGTTTGCCATCACGCACATCACGCCAGTAATCCAGCCGTTCCTTAAACACCCCTGCAGGGGGCTCATCGCTTTGCGTGGTCAGGTAAATCACCCAACCTTCATTTCGCGAGACCTGCCCGCCCAGTGCCTCCATAAACATCGCTTCTGCGTTAGCACGCTTGCCAAACAACCAGAGCTCATCCACCAGGACGCGGCCCGATTTTTTGCCGGAAACGGTGTCGGTATCAGCAGCGACAACTTTCAGCGTGTTACGCGTGACCCGGTGTGTGATGGTGCGAATGTGATCCTGGATCTGGAACATATCCGACAACTCCTCGTCTGCACGTATCATCCCGGCGGCAGGCTTGAAACTGTTGTCGGCTACTTCCTTCGTCGGTGCCAGAATCAAATGCTCTTCGTCCTCACGCCAGCAAAGGATCAGCGCCGTCAGCATGATCCCGGCCGCGATGGTCGATTTTGTGTTTTTCTTCGATATCAACAGCCCGTATTCACGAATCAACTGATTGCCGGTATCAGCCTCATAACCACCAAAGATGGCTTTAACAAAATCAAACACCCACTCCTCGGAGCATTCACCGAACGTTGGCTTGCCAGGCAGGTCAGAAACTCGCAGTTCACGAAATATACCCAGCGCCTGCTTCGCCTGGTCAGGAAAAATAGGGGGGGGAATGATTGACTGCCTGCTAACCAGAAGACTTTCCCAGTCAGGGCAAGCCGTGGACCATTGCGCCATGAATTACCCTCCCTTGTTATTGACGACCAGTTTTGGCGGAGCCATAGAGCCAAATTTTCCCGCGCCAGCGGCCACCTTCGCCGCCGCGTTTTTGGCATCTTTTTTCCCTGTCTCCCCTTTTTTGGGGTGAATATAGGGAAGCATTGCCTTTGCAGCATCTTTCCGGACGTCAATGTCTTCGCCTGTATTGTTCATCACCGCCATGAGGAACTTGAGCGGATCGTCATAAACCACCGCCACCGACGGTGAGGTAGGCGGTGATTCCGGTGGGGATGTTTTTTCGGGATTGTTTACCACTGGGGTATAAACATTTTTTCGGTAGATCGGAACCTCATCAACCTCGACAGTTTCCTTGTTTTTACGCCCAATAAACGCGATGACTTCCGGGTCTTTAGCCAGTTGCGAACCCTTAGACCGTGCGGATTTCTCAGAATACCCCGCCTTTATTGCCGCATCTTTTTTAGACATACCGGACATCAGCGCGACCGCGAATTTTCGCTTTTGCGCTGTTAACATGTTTACACCCTCCAGAGGGGAATTTTTTCTGTGCGTGAGGGAGGCGGCGGTGTCCAGCGCGATCGAGGTTTACACCCAAACCTCCCCCCCCGGTGTTGATAATGAATATCATTTCAAATGTGATAGTTGCAATTTGAACTATCTCCTTATCAAATCACCACGATATGCTGGAACTCCTCAGCCGCGGGCACCGCATGCTTCAGTGCTTCCTCATCAGGCTGCCTGGTTGCCGCTTCCCGCGCCGATTTCCCGGCGTGACATCCTTTGCACAGGGTCCAGAGATTACGCTCTGAGTTGTCGCCGCCGAACTGCAACGCGATGCGGTGATCAAGCTCGCTCTCGTGCAGCTCAATAACGCGGGCGCACATGCAGCAATGACCGCCGTCGCGTACCCAGATGCGACGTTTAAGACTGACGCGGGCGCTGCCGCTGATGCGGCGCTGCTCTCCGTATACAGGCTTGATCCGACGGGTATCGATAACCTTAAGTCGGGGCTTTAATGTCGTCAGCTTAGTCATACAACCTCCATGCCCGTCGGCGCTCAGTTCGCGCTGTGCCATCAGGGTGACGCTCTACCGGTTCCCCGTCGGCATGATCCACCAGTGACCAGCAGGGATAAACCACCGGACCACCATATGCATTGCCCACGGCATAATCAGCAGCAGCGCTGTGATCCCATCGGGCCAGTACATCCGCAACCTTTGCAACCGGCACGCTGTAGCACACGCCATGAATCAACTGAGGAAGGGTAATGAAGTCAGCCCGCGTCTTATCAGCAGCAATCAGACGCTCAGCTATCGCCGCCTGATACTGAGGCGGGCGACCCGTGCCTAGGTAGAAGCTGATGAGATCGTCAGGCTTATCATTGAGCCAGGCGCTGACCTTCTCGACGAAGCCATGCACAGGCCGAGCATCATCCTCCACGACTACGACCCGACAGTTCTGTCCGGCAGCCCATTCAAGCGCACGACGGTGATTCCAGTTTGCCCCGTGGTCTCCGGTATCAATCAACAGAACGGCGCCAAGAGATTCAGCCAGGCTAAGCGCCTGCTTGTGTCGGGAGTGATGACCGACAACGACAAACTTTATTTGTGCTGCCACCATGCGTACTCCTTACCGATACCGTTTGTTTTGAATACTGTATGTACGCGAGGACCGGTGACCAGGCGATCACTAAACCGACGAGCCACAATGCCGAACGCAAGCATGTCGCCAACGGCTGCTGCAGCCGATTCTTTCTTCCAGAACCGGTTGCTTTCAGTCAGGTAATAAAGACGCACGATACCGTGAGCAATCGCCATGACATCCTCACGGGTGCCACCCAGCAGGCCTGCATTCAGCATTACATCATTGCGGTGCTGCTCAATGAATTGCTGGTAGATGCTTTCGGGATGGTTGCTGGCTGCCCACGGGTCAGAATAGGTTTTCGGTTCGGAGCCAACGTAAATCTTGCCCTGCTCCATTTCTGCCCACGGCGCATGCAGCATTTCGACATCGGTCCCATCCGTGCACCAGACGAACCGGTATTCAGGATGATCCCGAAGGTGCTGCCAGATGTGCAGCCAGCGGCGGAAGTAGACATTCATCTTCACGTCAGGAACCCGCCACAGTTCAACGTCTGACGGTACGCTGGTCAGTTCATCCACCAGCGCGATACGCCCACACTGCCTAAGCGATGCAGACCACTTAGCCAGCATGTCAGGCGAGGCCGCCATTTTAGAACCGCGCTGCGTATCAGGCTGACTGGTGAGCAGCGTTGTGATAACCACGTCGCGCAGATGCCGGTATTCAACGTAACCAGTGAAACCTGTATCCCGCCGTTCGTTGTGGATCTTCACGTTACGTTCCACCAGCGCCTGTCGGTCCGGTTTCGGTACCGAACGTTCCACTGCTTCATGTTCATCAAGGGAATGGATCAACTTTTCGGAGCCAGTCACATCAGCGTAAGCCCACGATGTCATACCCGCGTTATGGATGCGCAATGCGAGATCGCTGTGTTCGTACATCCCGCGACCATAAACCGGATCAAATCCACCCACTTTCTCTATGGCGCTGCGGTGGTAATACAGCATCACGCCACGCTGCCCGGTATAAGCAATGTGCTTATCGTCACGATAAAGAACAGCTATATCATTGAGCTTGTTAGGCCCAGCCAGATCAAGGAACTGATAAGCCAGATGCGGCTCTGGTGATTCGATATAAGGAAGATGCCAGTTATCGGCAATCGGCCATGCATCATCGTCAAACAAAAACAGATGTTCGCACCCTGCATCCATCAGGGCTGTCAGGCTGGCGTTCTTTGTAGTCACAATACCCTGTGAGGTTTCCAGACGAACAAGTTCGACGCCTTCCGGGATAGTTGCGGCAGGCTGTGAGCCATCATCTATAACCACAAGTAACGAACCAGCCGGGAGATAGTTAAGATGTTGCTCAATAGCCCTGGCTAAAACTGCTGGCCTGTTGTGCGTGGTAATTGCTATGCCGATCCGTGCTGATACGCTACTGGCGGGAACATACGGGACACCATCAATAGTGACCTGCATAGTCACTTCCTCGCGTACAGTAAACCACCCGGCTTGAGCGCATTGGCAATGGCATCTTTCACCACCTGATTAACGCTTTCCGTAATAGCAGCCTGAGTAGATGCCAGATCCGCCATCGCCGCATCTTGTCGGGCTAGTGCTGCTTTTGTCGCTTCAATAACAGCGTTAGCCGCCTGCTGGATTTGCTGCTGGATGGTGGGTTCACCGCTGGCGCTGACCTCACCCGTCACTTTGAAACGGTCAGCCCTGAACTCCACCGACTGCTGCTCGTCGCCAGTTGGTTTCTCAACGAACTGACCGCTTTCACGAACAGCGGCAATAACAGCGTCACGCATCGAATCAGTCAGCCTGACCTTTGTCAATGCCGGGTTGATGTGGAGAACGCCTTGTAGAGTGGTGTTATTAATGAACGTATCCCCCGCTCCAATCTGAAAATCCGCTTTCTTGCCGAAGCGACTTTCCACCAGGTAACTGATTGCGAACTCTTGCCCGGCAGGAGTGAGAAAGTTGAAATGGTGCTCACCACAGAACGGCGTTACCGTGTCCTGCGTCATCACGTAACCGAGTTCACGCAGTTCAGCAGTGCCAGCCTTTGATGGCAAGTCACCATCCACCAGCGCGCCACGGAAGAAAAGCGCATGCAGGACATCGCCAGCAGCGCCGGAAAGTTCTTTGTTCATGGATTTTTCCTTTTAGATGTGAGCCTGTCGCACGTGAAGACCGCCCGATAAAGCGGAATTCCCCAGGCTCGCGACTGAAACTTATCACTAAGATGTGCGCGTGCAACGCGCATAAAAAAACCCGCAATTGCGAGGCGTTATTACTGAGAGGTGCGAATAAGACTCTATTTTATGAAATTAACTGCTTTTTCTATTTCTATGCACGCTTTCGTGACGTGTTCATGGCCGACTTTGCGATACTCACTGCTTCCAATAATTAATCCCTGTGCCTCTCGCAGTAATTTATTAACATCACCACCGGCTTTTCGGTAGGCTCCGATCACAGCGATAAGAGCCTGCTCCAAATCAATTTCTCTGCTTGTCATAACATTCTCAACTGTTCTTTCGTTAGGATCTGTCATTATCACAGACACTTAGTGAATGCCTGTTGTAATTCCCATTGTGAATGCAATGAAAATACCCCGAATCAGCAGATTCACGAACCATGACATACTACCTGTGAATGACAAAAAGTGATTTACATCTAGGACAAAGCAGCGGTGATTGCTGGCGTACTTTCGCGGTTGAGTGGTTGGAATGATGCCCACATATCGGACACATAACACTTGTGTTCGCTACCAAGCCAACACGCTTCATTGCGTAATCGAAAAATGACATGATGACTTACCTTTCAATGAATGAGACTCATCATATCATGATTTGGTTATTTTTTAACCAAAAAAGAAGTGCTATTTGGTACTATGCAATAGATGAATTGTAAATTTCAGTCAGCAAATACCAAACTTAATTACCTCACATAGTCACAAGAATGCGAGTGCATCTCCATGGAGAACGGCACCATATTTGATGAGGTAAAGTGACCATAATAATGTCTGTTATCACATAATATGTTTCTGTTTCGTCCTGTTGCGGGGGTGCCTCACATAAGTACATTACACCGCTAAGCACATGTATTTTTACGTCTTGGGTCCCATCAGTAATTTGCTGCCAAACGGGGGTAATTATCATATCTCTCATTGACATAGTTTCTCCATACCCCTTGTCAAAGGTAATAAGGATAAAGGCTCATAACGTGAAGAGTGTACAATTACAGCCCTTCGCATGGAGTGGTATAACTGCTCTACAAATTTATGTCGGTAATGAGAAAAAACCGCCCGAAGGCGGCTATGCTAAAAAGGCTTTAAGGGTTTATCTGGATCATTAATGTCAGGCAAATCAGGTTCTAAAGGGTCCTCATTTGGCGGTAACCATTCTGGATCATCCGGTACTGGTTTGTCTGATGGCAGTGGGTCATCGTAATTGGGTTGCTGAGACATAATACCTCCAGCATTTTTAAATTTCTTTGCGTGAAGACCTGACCGCTATTTTTTATCGCGGTTAGGTTTATTTTTTTCCGAGTGATTTCGTTTATCAGAATCGGAACGCTTATCCGATTCTTTTTCTTTTTCTTTTTCATGGGCAATATTCGAACCGTTGATATTCATGATTAACTCCATTTGTGGTTGCAGTATTTTACCGCCATTTGATAGTAGCTGGCAAAGTGAAATAAAGCGAGCGCCACGGCTGACGCTATTTTTTACTAAAAAAACATTTCAACGATGAAATAAAAGAATAAATCCCTTTTCCCATTCAAACCAAAAAATTGCTTACACATCCCAAAACACACCTTACCTGTTAATTCAATTGAATTTTTATTTATGATTTTTTTAAAATAAAATTAAGATGATTTTCAAACTTGTTATTCATAATAACATAGAATAAAAGTGCTATTTAATCTCGCCTGACCAGTTAACAGCTTAATTAATAAAGATATTTCATCTTTAGCTCGTCATTAGCAAACTAGCTTAATCATGATTATTTAATATAAATTCTTATACTCATATCCATTCGCTCTGAAAAGTACATACATCGTAAATGTAGAACGCAACGAATGGTGCTTCTTATTGTACCATTCTCGAACCAGATGGATTTCCCATTCAAAGAGATTTTTTATTCCAGGTACTGTTGACAAACATCCCTCCGCAGACCAGTTAATTGGCTTGTAACGGCTTCAATTTACTCTCTGAGACGCCAAAAATCCCGTTCAGCAGCGTCGGAAAGCGTCAATGTCGCATCAACTCATGCGCTTTCCTGCATTGTCACCGGTATTCGGTGAATGTCTGCTCAAACGATAACGATGATGTACGCGCTTTAAGATAAGTCTGAATAGCGCAGTCAGACAAAACTTATCCCGCGCTTACGCTTGTTAAATATTCGTTACCAACAAAACTTATTATGTCTCATAAGGCAAGAGCGCCTCGCCAGGGCTGATCTCAGGGATGAGGATTAACTCCTCTCATCAGTTCTGGCTGGCCCGCTTAAAGCCCATAAAAGCAGAACGGCATATTGAGCCCTACCACGATGGGGCTTTTTTTTCAGATAAAGATTAAACACTGATCAGAGACCACTGGTATACACAAACTACACACTAGTACTATGGGCAAATTCTCATACTTACGCATGCTTTATCTGGCTGTTATTTTTGCTCGTTCAAAGTTTTAGATCTTAACGGTATAAGTCGCCGTATCTGCCACCTGTGGGTTCACCCCACTCGAATGTAGTACAAACGATTCGTCACGAGGAAAGACTGTCATGCCTACAGTGAAAGCTATCAGTTTAGAGCAAGCTCATAAGCTGCTTAAGTCCGGAAAACACACGGCGGTCGAGTTAGATTTCGATGTTGATGCCGATACCTTTTTTGCACTTTCTTCTGAGTATTGTAAGCACGGAGCAAAAATCTCACGACATGAAAATCATTTTGTTATAAAGACGTAAAGAGCAGAAATCCCAGCGCTTAATTAAGTCTTGTTCAGTCAGTCCATACACTGCTCACGGACATATTGTTGCAGGCCCGACAGTTGCTTAGTGACGGTTTCGATTCGCTCTCTGAGGGTGAAATAATCCCGTTC